TCCCTCCATTGGTCATCCGTCAAGTGATATGGTTCTTGAACTCGCGTCTCATAGCGAGACATCGCCTTGAGGAACTTGATGCCGTCCTCGGAAGCCAGAAACTCTGGCGTGATCCTGGTGTTGCGAGAGATGCCGGTCATCTTCTCAATGGTCGGTGCATACGACGTACCGTGACCAACCCAAGTTTGGATCAGGTCTTGCATCGTCTTGCCGGAATACAACGGGCTGTTCGCCATCTTGCGAATGGCTGCGGCGGCACCCGCCTGCTTGCTCGGAAAAACAGACGGTGTGTCAAATTGCGTTATTTGGCGACCTGGCTTTCCACCCTGCTGCTCTGCATATTTGTCGTACCACATATTGAATGGGTTATTGAACCGCTCGCCGGCCGCCCGAGACTTGTCAGAGAGTTCACTTTCAGTTGGATAGGTGCCGGGGAAAGTTGCGCTTGGGCCACCGACTGCGCCAGGACCGGCCTTGCCGCCGATCCTTCCACCGCCACCAGCCATGGCGGCTGCTGCCGCCTCTGGCGTATTGGCGCCGATTGCGCCCATGGACTTTGCGCCCTTAGTAAAGGCATCGAGTCCTGGAGCACCGATATTACCCATGCCAGGCAAGTTACCCAATCCACTCATCGAGGGAGCCGCTGATGGACCAGTTGGAGCAGCTCCACCTCCGGGCGTAGCTCCACCTCCGCCTCCGCCGCCTCCGCCTCCGCCTCCGCCTCCGCCTCCAGGCGTAGCGCCTCCACCTCCTCCTCCAGGAACATTTATGCCAAGCTGCTGAGCGGCCAGATAGTCGTTGAGCCTCTTCAGCTGGCCGGTGTTGTCTTTCATCGTGTTCTTGTATTCTTCATTGTCGTCGGACATTGAGGAGAGCAAGTGGGTGGCCTTCGCCTCTGGCTCTCCACCCTTGGCCTTCGGCAAAGAGTCGAGACCCAGCTGTTCGCCCAAGCCCTTCTTATTCGCCTCACCGCCGGTGCTCTGGTACAGCTCAGTGATCCACTTCCAGAACTTGACCGTATTAACGCCTGGGATCATGAACGACATAGTGTCGAACGTCCCCTTGGCCACCTCTTTAGTCAGCGGCTTCTCCCATAGCTCGTGCAGGGTCTTGGTCAGAGAGATGGCTAGGTGGAGCCCGGAGATGACCACGCCGTCCGGCGAGAGCGCGGAGGTCGATATGTCATCCATCCAGTCATTCCACTCCTTCTTGAGGTCCTTGATGCCCGTGTAAAATTCCTTCGTAGCGGCGGTCTGGGCGTCAATCCTGGCCCTCTCCTCTTCGGTGACGGGCCTCAGCTGCACGCCTCGCATTATGGCGTCGAGGCCCCACTGCTCCAAGAACTTCTTCGTAAACTCCGTGGCGTCCGCCAAGTTGTTGTTGGTGTCCTTCATCCTCTCATTGAACACGACCTGGGCCTGGGCCATCGCCTTGTTCATAGCCAGGATCGGGTCTTGCTCCTTGAGGATGCTCTGGATGCCGGCTTCCATCTCATCTCTGTGGCGGCCAGCCATGTTTAACAATTCAAGATGCTCCTTGCTGCCGGCGCGACCTATCTGGGCGTAGGCCTCGTTGAACCTAGCCACGTTCGCGTCAGCCTGCTCTGCGCCGATCCCGATTCGATCCAGCTGCTCCTCTATGCCCTTCAAGACCGCAGGATGAACGCCGAACACCTTGGCCTTGTTATTCAACTCTGTGATCTTATTCGAGAACTCATTCAGGCCGTGGAGGCCTGCAATCACCACGGTGCCGAATGCCGTGACCGCCGCTCCAGCCGCTCCGAACTTCCCGATGAAGCCGAGCATGGCCCTCTCGCCGCCAGTCGCCAGTTCCTGAAGCTCCTTTATCTGCTTGGCCAGCTCGGCGTGACCTCGCTTGAACCGCTCAACGTGGGCCTGGGCGGCTCCGCCACCTAATTGGGCCTGTGCTGCTGCAATAGCCTTAAAACCGGCGGACGCGTTGTCCGTCAGCGTGATGACTAGCCTTAGCTCTTCAACCTCGGTAGGCATCAATCAGCCTCGATGGGCATAGTTCTATTCGTCTCGGTCTTGGTAAATGCTCCTTCGCCATTAACCTTGACATCAGCACCTTTCGGAGCATTGACATCAGCTGTTAATTTTCCATTGATGTCAATCTTCACGGTTCTGACTGATTTCTGGGAGGCGCCATCGATTGCACTCCTGTCATCCTGTTGACCACCCAGCTTGCGAGCGCTCGCGACCAAGGCGGCCGTGTCCAATTTTCCCTGACTCGCCAACGCCCAGTCACTCTCGACATTGCCGGTCAGGCCGCCGACTGCCTTTTTATCCGGATCTCGCGCATGTGTTGGCACCAATTCCACTGTAGAACCTTTCGGCGTAATCGATGCCATGCCATTGCGACCAATCTCAAGTTCAAGCCCCTCGGGATGTTTTGCATTTTCTTCCAAAAGTTTTTGCTTGAATCTAGGCCATTCCGACCGGGCTATGGAAAAGCAACCCAGCGTATAAAGCTGGTCAAGCCGATCACTGAACGCAGTATGAATTTGAACACCGGTCCAGTGATGACCTCCACCCGTGAATTCACCACCTAAACCGCCCACTGTCGCGACAGAACCAATGCGCTGACCTATCGGGCCGATGTCACCCTTGCCGATGTTGATCGGATACTTCCCGTAGGGAATAGCGCCAGCGCCTCGGGGACCACCACTTCCCCAATGAAATTGCTCACCGGCAAGTGAAACCCCTCCACTCAAATAACGAGGATGACCGATTTGATCTGGATCAGCCCCAGTGGCAGTTTTGCCACTGCCACCAAGATCAGGCAAAACATCGGAAGGACCCACTGAGCCGCCGCCTTTCCCAGTGGCAGGATGACTCTCACCTGATCCCTTGCCAGTGCCAGGACCAACGCTGCTGCCGTTAGGCGCACCGCCTCCGCCTCCGCCTCCGCCGTCGCCGCCGCCTCCATAGGTTCCAGTAGCCCCTCCACCGCCAAATCCGCCACCAGCACCTTTACCGAACCCAGGCAGACCTCCGAGACCCTTCAGCTCCACGTCACCCTGGTCGAGCAGTTTGAAATTCTCATTCAGTCGCTTGGTCTCCGCCGTGTTCTTCTCGATGTTCTTGAGGTAGTCATCACCCTGCCTCATGCTCTCGTCGACTTCTCTGCGATCCTCGATGTTCTCGGATCGTCTCATCCACTCCCAGCCCTTGCCTATACCAGGGATCTGATCGCTGACTGGCGAACCAGGGGCTGGAGCTGACATCAATCCGGCTGGCTGTTCATTAGCCGGCTTCACCGGAGCGCCGGGCCAACGCTCTTTAAATGTAGCACCACCCTGATCACCAATACCTGTCGCCGCATGCTTGAGCAAATCCACAGTAGTGAGAGCGCCAGATTTTACATTGGTAGGAACCCAAGGCTGCTTCCAGAGCTCGCGCAGCTCCTTGACCAGATCCAGCATGAGATGGAGACCGGTAACGATTGTTCCGCCGGCACCCAACATGCTGGTACTCAAGTCGGCGCCCAGCTCATCCACCTCGTGGTGAAGGTCAGAAACGACCTTCTTGTAATCTGCGGTCGCCTTGGCCCTGGCCTCAAACCGCTTCTTCTCTTCCTCGGAGACTTGCTCGACGTGGCGGAGGACCTTCAACACCGGGTCCATCTCCCAGAGCCTCAGGAAGTCGTTCTGGGACTTGATCGCGTCGGCCTGATTGCCCTCGGTTGCCTTCATTCGCTCATCGTATACCACGTACGACTGCCTGATGACCTCTTGCAGCTTGCCAGCCTGGGTGGCCTGGGCCTCTACCCTCTGGATGCCCTGCTCCATGAGCGTGCCGAATTGTCCAGCGGCCTTGATCATCTCCAATCGCTTCTCGCTGCCGATCCGGTTCACCTGAGCGAGCACGTTGGACAGACCAGCCATGCTCTGCTCGACCACACCAGCGGAGACCCCTAGCCGATCGTACTGCTCGATCAGGCTCTTCAGCTCAGCAGGGTTCATCCCAATGACCTTGGCCTTGTTGGTCAAGTCTACCACCCTGTCCGCAAACTCCTTCAAACTGCTTAGCCCCACTAAGATCGATGCAGCCAGTCCACCCATGGCGGCGCCAGCCACTCCGAACTTTCCTATGTATCTAACCAGCGACCTGCCGCCGCCCTCGGCCAGCTCGCCCAGCTCCTTGATCTGCTTCGCCAGCTCCGACTGCTCCTCCTTCAGCTTGTCCATGGCCGTCTTGCCGGTCCCAGAGGCAAGCTCTTTGAGCTCATCGCGTATTCTTGAGACGCCCTCCGACGCCTCGTTGATCAGAGATACGCGAAGTTGAAGCTCTTGGAGCTCGGTGGGCATCTATTCTCCCGACTCTATAGCACGCGTCCTCTCGAGTTGCGCGGTCCTGGATAAATGAAGCTGGACCTCACTGATAGACATCTCGAGAAAGATACGAGGATCGAGGTGGTAGTAGCTGGCCAGTCGGTAGCAGTCGATGATCATGCCGTCGTCGATGACGGTGGTCACCACGCCCGCAGATCTGGTAAAAAAAATTTGCGCAGGCGATATGCGCAACTGTTCCAGTCACGCGGATCCATCGCCTCGAGCAGAGGCGGGAGGATGCCGCAGAGCGCGCCCATGATGTAAGTCATCTTGCGCTCCTCGATGATGATCTCTCCATCCCAGAGCATTCTCGTTGGATTTCCAATCCTGTTGATCTCGCTTGCCCTGGGCTCTCTGAAAGTGAGACTGTGAACCATCTCTCCCTTGTCATTCATGATCTGACGATACAAGAGCTGGACTGTGATCGGCCATTGATCTGCGGCGGCCGCTATCTCCTTTCTGAGTTGGTCGGCCTCGCTCACCGGAGGCTCGGGTACTGGAGCCTCGATCTTCTTTTGTGATGGGAGTGGTTCCTGAGGAATTGCAGATAGCGGAGCCTCAGACAGCGGACCCTCTGGTGGAATGAAACCCTCCCTGATCCGCGGCGCGCCATTTCCCTTGGCTGGTTCTACTGTCATGTGTCACCTCACGCGATTGATATTTCCTGGCAGGCCAGGCCCTCCCAGCGAACCCTGACTTGACCATCTCGAGTATTGTTCTCGAAGCCGCACTTGCAGGTTCCGCCAGTCAGCGTGTATTGCATACCGTTCGCCAACTGGGCGATCACAGTCACATCTGTCTCGGTCTCAAGGTCATCGAGCAAGAGACCCGGCACGGTGGACAAGTCTCCCTCGATGTATGGCACCCTGGGCAATTCTTGGTAGCCGTGGATGCCATCTTGCCCGGCGATCATAGTTCGCTCAACTGAGCTTGGACTCACGGTAAAGTTGCCGCGGAGGGCCAATTGAATACCATCCACGGTTAGAAACGCGATGCCAGCAAAACGCTGTGCCATGGGTCAGTCTCCTTCTTTTAAGATTGATATTTATGGTGCGCCAGAGGAAGCCTGGAACGGAGGCGGAGCCTGGCCAATGATCGCAGTGTCAATCCCGCGGTCATACTGAAGCCTGAACTGGGCCAGCACCGCAAAGATGCGGAGCTGGTTGATCAAGTCAGGCGGATAGAGCACGTTCACACGATTTGGATTATTGGGATCGCGCTCCACGATCAAATGGGCCTTGAATGCCTTGAGGTTCTCCACCAAGCCATTCCACATGTCCATCTGGTACTCATTGACCAGCTCGGCCTTGATGATGCCTGGAGTAACGATCGCCTGGCCCGGGCCAAACTTGGTCCCGTCATCAGCCAGCTTGCTCCGAGGGTACTTGCTCGTGATGGCTTGCCTCTGGTTGCGGAGCAACTTGGCGAGAGTTGCCAAGGTAGTCACCAACTCATACGCGTCATCGCTTTGCCCATAGAGGTTTAGTTGGTAGGTGGTCTGCTCCCTCAGGATCATCGGTTGTCCATCACTGCCGACTTCCTGGATGGCCAGACCATTGGACGCCAGGCTATTCAGCTCCGGAAAGTCAAAGCGATCCTGGAGTTTGCAGCTCTTGATGTTGTTCAGAGCCAAGGTCTGGAGAGGTCTGGCCGGATCATTGATCAAAGCCCGCTGGGCCTTGGCCGCGTAGGCCGCCGCGCATTGAGACATCGTATTTGGCGTCGACATCTCGAAGGCCATGATCGACTCGACCCCACTATTTACCGAGGCACCGAACGAGAGCAAACTGGCATAGGTCCCACGCTTGGCACTGAACACGTGACCAAACTGCTGGCGCTCCCAGCCCCACCTGCCATTGTCTGTAAAACCGTACTCCTGGTCCCATGCAAACAGGCTGGTGGCATCCGTGTAACCCATGGCCACGTACTCAAAGTCAAGTTTCTGGATGTTGTTGATCCCGTTTGTAAACACTGGCACACCAGTCCCACCAGTCAACTGACCAGTAGCAGGAAGAGTGATGCCAAGCCCTGGAGGGGTGATCTCTGATCCGACCGCACCGTAATAGTTCATCTGGACCGTGATCTCATTGCCGTTGACACCCTTGAAGAGAGATGTCAGCGTAACTACTCCAACCGCAGAGGCTGCACTCACTGGCAACGCCGGTTGACCATTTACGTAAGCAGTATTGATAGCGCTGGCGATTGCCGTCGCTATAGTCGTTGGAGTATCAGTTACCATAATGTTCACAGGCACGTGGTCTCCAGCAATATAGAGATGGATCGTGCCTGGCGCAGTCGGCGCCGCCGTAATGGTAATGGTACCAGAGGCGGCCACTCCTCCGACCGGCTCCGCAACCGGGAGACCCCAGACCTCGTTGGCGAAATTATTGGAGTAATAGGCCTGGAACATCCTAGACAGTTCTGATCCTGCTCCAAACGCCGCGTCAGCCTGAGACTGACTGCCGATCGGAACAGGAATATCTGCCGGCGCTGTCCCTGGAGTAATCTTGACACCCACCATCAATGCCTTGAGATTGATGGAAGCTAGACCAGCCATGGATGGATCGACTTCGACCCAGTACAGAGGGACCTTGATATTGGCAGGAATGTTGGCAAAACTGATCGGCATGGCTATTCTCCTCTATGAGAGCTGTGGCGGCCTTTGTTCTCGCTGGCCTCATCCTCAGCCAGTTTGATCGAACCCTCTCTGAGCCTTCTC